ATCAAAATCACCTACTGTTGGTGTTGGTGCAGTTTCAGTACCTGTTGGTGTTTCTTGTTGCCCAGTCGCTAATGGACCTGATGGTGCACTAGGTAAGGGCTGTCCTGTTGTAAGGTCTATATTTAATGCTGATGGATCTGCATCCGAAGTACCTCTTGTTGAGTATTGTATGAAACCATCGCCTGTTTCTATTGGCCTAAACTCAATATTGTTCAAAGCTAATGTATTAGTAAACCAGCTTGGTATATTTGCAAGGTCACTATTTGAGTTTCTTGCGTATGCTTCTCGTATATCATTTACAGCAAAACCTGTTTTTGTACCTGTAACCAAAAGATCATTTGGAGTAAGATTGAAAATTTCTGGCATCCTGTCTCTATCAAAAATACTTGGATCAACTGGTGTTTCGTTTAATTCAGCCCTGCTTGTAAGCCCAACTGCATCTGCATTTACAAGCATTACAACTCTTTCAGTAATTGGATTACCAGTTCTTCTTTCGTAAGTATACTCATAAAGTCTGTAAGTAGTTCCATTTGGAGATTCTTTTGTTTCTATTAATTTTCTTCGTGAGTTATTTATGTTGTCTATTCTGTTAAGTTCAGTTGCAATAGTTGGTCTTGAAACACTTAAAAATTCTTCAGCCCTTCTTTTCTCTGCTTCTCTTGCACTTAATACATTTGAACTTGGTGCACTTGGTGCAAGACCTATTGGGTTCAAGTCACCTACTCCAGATTGTGGAACAAATGCTTGCCCTTGACCAATAACTTCGGCACTTCTTGTTTGTCTCTGAGTTCCAAAATCTTGTCCTCCAACTGAAATTATGTCACCAACAACTGGTTGTGTAAGTGGGCTGCCAGGCTGTATAGGTGCATTTATAATATTATTTACCCTTTGAATTGATTGTCCTGATTCTTGTGCAAGTTCATTTGCTATCCTACCAGCTTGTGCTGGTGAATCTGCTTCTATTGGAAACTGTCTTCCATTTGTGTATGTAACTAAAAATCTTGCCATGTTTATATCCTAAATGGGTTGTTGTTCATATTCAAGGGGTTTTGCTTTCTTTTAGTTTTTTCTTTTGGCATTTCAGGTTTCACAACATCCTTGAATGAAATATTTGCTTGCTCTAAAAATTTGCCTACCATTGTGTCAAACTCTCCAAAAGCTATATCTATCTGTGTGTTTTTTTTCTTTGCCATTATACTCCTAATCCTGGTGGTAGATCTCTACCTTGTACTCTTTGATTACCAGTACGAGGTGATGCTATCTGTCTACCCACTAAATCTTGTTCTCTTAAACTACCTGGAACTACAGGCCTTATATTCGTCTCTACTCTTGCCCTTTCTGTCGCAGGAGATCTTTGAGGTTGGTTAGTTGCACTAAAGTTACCAGGGTTTGGTAATTGTGTTTGTCCTTGAGTGTTTAGTATATTCTGTGCTATTTGTTCTGCTTCTTGTCCAGTTGCTGCACCACTAGCTTCAACTAATTGTTGGAGTATTGGTACTCTTCTAGCCGCTTCACCTTGCAATACTTGCTGTACTTGCTCACTCTTCAAGAATCCTTCTGCAAGTAACTTAGATCTTACTTCAAGTGCATTTGACACACCTGCTTTTCTAAGTGCAGTATCTTGATCAATGAATCCTGTTCTCCAAAGACTATTGTAAAGATTAAGTTTTCTTTCCTGTTCTTCTGGAGATGTAGGAGTAAGTTGTACCATGTTTACATAGTGACCTCTAATATCGTTTGGTCTTATGATTGCATCCATAGGCCCTGTTTCTGTTTTACCAAATACAGTTACCTTGTCTTGAATTACATTCTCGATAATGTGCAATATGATTGCGTTTCTATCTTGTAACCCTCTCTGTGCTGCTTCTACATACGCACCAAAGTTAAGTGCAGCAATACCTGCAAGAACAGCCGTATGATAACCACTTGCAGCACCAGTTGGTCTTTGACCTCTTGATACGGCAGGTGCAGTATTATCCTCAATAGCTTGTTGCATCATCTGCTGTGCAACCACAATAGAACTTGGTGGATCTGGTGTGATTGCTCTTTCTATGTTTACATTTTGAGGTAAGAAGTTCTTAGCACCAGGTGTTTCTTCATACTGTTCCATTACCTGTTCTGTAATACCAGGTGGCCCTCTAAAGTCTCTAGTAGGCCAAGCACTGTTTCCAACAATATCAAGGTACTGCGATGCAAGTCTTGATTCTGCTCTAAGCATATCAAAGTTACCATGCAGTATACCTCTGTAGAGTTTTTCGGGATCATACCCGTCACTCATAAGACCTGTGTGGGGCCAGTACATTGTAAAAGGCAAAGTCTTGTAGCCGTGTCGCTTCGGCTCTAATGCGAATTTGCCCTCAGCCATGTAACATACTTGACTGTGAGTCCAGGTTTCCACAAATTCCACTGTTCCTTCTACAGGTCCATCCCATGACGGAAAGTGGGCTTTTACCCATGAAGCATCAATTTCGTAAAAGTGCATCACCCATCGTGGGTTCTGTATATTATTAATATCCCAAACCATCATCTTTGGATTTACACAAGTTGAGGTTATAGGCCAGTTTATATTTCTTCTGTTAAGTACATCTTGTAGTTGCTCTTGATAATCACCAATGTCACCATCTTCTGGTGGTTCAGGGAACTCTTCCCATCTGTTAGCAGCAAACTCTGTTTTCTCAAAGGCAACTCCATATAGTGCCATGTGTTTTGCTGTTTCTCTTCTTGTTGGTGAGAACTGCTCAAGCATATGATTCGCACCCCTGAGAAACTTCTCAAGCAGTTCTGCCCTCGCTTGACCTTTAGGGCCAGGCGGAGGTACTGATATATCTAAAAATTGTGGAGTGACATGAGCAACAAGTGTGTTGATTGTTGAACTTGCAGTTCCAAGTCTTATCTGTGAACCTGTCTCTGGAACTGAAAAATCAAAGTTTGATAAATAAAAATCTTCGGCTTCTTCGCAGTTGTCGTAGAATGTGTCAAATTTTCTTCTTCCGCTTTCAAGTGTGCTCTCTACCCACTCAATAGTAAGTAAAGGCTCTTCTAACGGATTCGCACCTTCTCGTGCTATCTCTTCTTCAGGATTGACACTGCTGTTTGCACCCGAACCATAACTCATTGTCATAAGGCTTTAGTTCCTTCTTCTTCCATCGCAAGGAGTTTTCTCTCTTCTCTCCACCTCAAGATCCTTGAACCCTTGCTTCTGTAGTTGCTATTTAGAGGTTTAATACCTCGTTTTGATCTAGGAGCTGTAAGTAGTTCCATGACTTCTTGTGCAGGATCACAAGCCATTAAGGCTAAACATTCTGCATCAACCCAGTCATCCCTACCTCCAGACACCGAATAGAACTGGTGACCTCGATTTGCCGTTTCCCTATGAGCAATATCTTCTAACTGACTTATTAGTTTACCCCAACTCTGTGGAAATGCAACAGTCTCTTTTTCAAGTGACAATGCGTAATCTAAGAACAACTGATACTTTTTGCTTGGTGTAAAGTTAAAACCTATGACAGGAATAGAATGTTCAAGGAGTTCACGATACAGCACATCTTCTCCCAACTTACCACCTAGACCTGTTGAGTCCATGTAAACCTCTTCTATGTTCCATCTAATAGCTTCATTCTTGATTGTTTCTACCTGAAGTGACCAATCAGTCTTTGCAAGTTCTACAGCAAATACAGATGTTCTTGTTACTCTATCTTTGATAATCATAACTGTTGGATCGTTGGCTCTACCTAAGTCAAGACCTGCAACATAACTTACACCATCAAGTGGCTGCATAAGTTCGTAAGCATCTTTGCTGTATGCCTTTGTGATGTTTCTAAAAAAGTTACCCGCACCTTCTGGTTGCTTTGCCATGTAGAATCTTTCCCATATACCCTCAGTAAGTGATGCCTTTTCTTCTTCAATCTCAAGTCTGTCTTCTTCTGTCAGGTAGGGGTTGTCAAAGGTTGATGCGTGAAAAGCCTGCCTTCTCGTAGAAGGGTTTTCTTTTGCCATCTTAAAGTTCCTTGCAAACCAATGCTGAGAACTCTCTGGAGGAACACCCTCAACAATAGCCCTACCCAGTCTTCCAGGTGAGTTAAGTGTAGGCCTTACTTTGTTCCACGCAGCTTCTTTGATGTCCTGTGACTCTGCCATATGTAGAAAATCAAGACCCACAGTCTGTAATCCTTCAGGGTTATCAGCAGACTTTAGTTCCCAAAATACAGATTGTCTCCATCTGTTGGGTAACCAGTTGCCTTTCTCGTCTTTTA